GTGATACAATTACGTTTACTCTTAATACAAGTCAGATTGCTGATAGTACAACAGTTGGATACACAATTACAGGTGTATCGGTAGATGATATCAACTTAGTAAGTTTAACTGGTGTATTTACAATTGTAGGTAATACATCAACGTTAAGCTTAGATCTTGTAGAAGACTTAGACACAGAAGGTACTGAAACTCTTACAATAACATTAGACGCAACTGATAGTAACGGAAATGGAACAACTTCGTTATCAGACAATGTACTTATTGCAGATACAAGTACAGCACCGCCAACTTATAGTCTATCAAGTAGTGTTCCAGATGTAAACGAAGGCGATTCAATTGTTATTACCCTTACAACAACAGATGTAGCAGATGCTACTAGTATTCCATATACAATTACAGGTGTTGATGCATCTGATATAGATATAGCACTAACAGGATCGTTTACTATAACTTCGAATACAGATACACTTGCAATAAATATTGCAGCAGATGCTACTACGGAAGGTTCTGAATCCTTAACATTAACATTAGACGGGTTAGGCGAAGATGTAAGTGTTGTAATCAATGATACTAGTATTACAGGCTCTCCTACATATCTACTAAGCTCTGGATCAACAACTGTTAATGAAGGCGATAGTATAAGTATTTTACTTAATACAACAAACGTATCAAACGGAACAACTATTCCGTATACTATTACAGGTATAGATGCATCAGATTTATCAAGTGGATCCATAACAGGTAACTTTACTGTTAGCAGTAATTTTGCATCATTGAGTTTTACGTTTGATGAAGATATTACTACAGAAGGTTCTGAAGTTATGAACCTAGCATTAGATAATAGTGAAGACGACATCGATATTACAATTAATGATACAAGTACTACACCAGGCGGCGCAGCAGAATCTTACTCACTTAGTGCAAGTTCAAGTTCTCTCCAGGAAGGTGAGAAAACAACGTTTACACTTACTACAACAAATGTAGCCGATGCAACTAGCGTACCATACACAATCTCAGGTGTTACTTCAAGTGATTTGAATACTGGTCCAAGAGCTAGCGGCGCTGTAGGAAATACTGTAGGATATGGTAGTAACTTCTTTACTAGAGAAGTTAGGACAGCAGGTGTTAGATTAGTTAGTGCAGGCACAGTAGGTGGACAAACAGCAGTACCAGATGCATTTATTGAAAAAGTAGCACGTATGTTCCAGTTGTTTACTGATAGCACAGGTGCAGGTATTAACGCAAACAAACAAAATCAACTAATAGAAACATTACTTGGTAATACAACATCCTACCATGCTCCAAAGCCGACTATACAAAGAATAGCAAGAGGCGCAGGTGGCGACTATACACCAAACTTCTTAGACGATGCAGGCATACGTAGTTGGGGATTAGAACCATTGTTTGATGAAACAGTGCAAAACGATATGGTTTGGTACTTAAACAGTAGTGGTACTCCTGGAACTGGCGACGAAGACGCACAAGAAGTTATTGAACACGTATTCCACACACTACACATGCATGGTTTGGATGCAGCAACATTAAAAATGTATCCTAGCATAAGTACAGATTGGGCAACAAGTGATTTGTATGCCGCAATGGAAGAAGCATACGATGCCGGCAAGTGGGATCCATCAGGATATCAAAGTCCATCAAATGCTTGGAAGACAGACGGCGATGCGTTTGAAGTAGCAGTCAAAGAATACTTGTACTTGCTAAACTTCTGTATGTTTGATTATTCAACTTTATGGGACGGCAACAGTCTTGCTCCTGAATGGACAGACGATATGCGCACACCGGCAGGTATACAAGCAAATAACCCACTAGGATATGCGTTGTTTAATACGCATATAGCAGATGTAATTAGTAAGCCATCGCTTACTACTATCAGAAGCATATTCCAAGACGGTGATACAGGTGATCCGACGCAAGCAGGCGCTTCAGGATATAGTGCAGACGCAGCAATTCCGCTAACTGGCAACTTTACAGTTAATTCAAACACTGCTACACTTGAAATTAACACAGCAAAGGATGGAACCACTGATGGTGATAAAACACTAGCAATTGCACTAGACAACGGTGAATCATCAACAAACGTTAGTATTACAGATTCAAGCCAAGCTGTTGGTCCAACTTACTATGCTTATCCTGCCGCCCAATCTATCAACGAAGGTAGTGCATTAACAGTAAATGTTGTAACAACAGACATAGCAAATGCAACTACACTATATTGGACTGTTACTAATGCAAGCGACTTTAGTACATCTAGTGGTAGCTTTACAATTACAAGTAATGCTGGATCATTTACAGTAACACCAACTGCTGATGAAGGAACTGAGGGTGCAGAAAACTTCCAAGTACAAATTAGAACAGGAAGTACTAGTGGTACAATTGTTTATACAACTAATCCAATTACAATTAACGATACAAGTTTAACACCAACGGCTGATTATACATTTAACGTTACAAACGTAGGCGCAGGAGCATACACACTAGTTGGTACAGATCAAAACGGTGCAGTAAATGGAAATAATGTAAGTTTAACATTTAGTCAAGGCGATCTTATTGAATTCTCTGTTAATGCACCGGGACATCCTTTCTTAATCAAGACTGTTCAAGGTACAGGTAGCAGTAATCAAGCCTCAGGTGTAACAAACGCAGGAGCGATCTCAGGAACTGTAACCTGGGATACAACTGGATTGACTACAGGAACATACTATTATCAATGTCAAGCTCACGATGCAATGAACGGTGTAATAACTATAACCTAATATTACAAATTTTTGCTATTTGTTTTCTAAGATCTACAATTTGTGATCTAGTATTATCCATTAATGACGGAGTTATTCTAGATCCAATTTTTTGTGTATGACCTGTGTCTACATATTCGACTAATTCTAAAAGACTTGCAATCTTTCTTTGTGCTTCAATTTTTTTGTCGTTTGGTAGATCTTGCATATGAATTTCAAACAATTTTAGTTCGTCTTTGAAAAACTGTGATTCTGATAGTTTAGGTAACATTTATATTCCTACATTATTACTAGGGTAAACAATAAATTTATCATCATCGTATATACCGTTATTAACTTCAGTAATTGAACTATTATCTGTAAGTGCTTCTAAACACACTGGCCTTAAAGGTTCAATTTCGAATACAGATCCTTCTTCTAGTTTTGATTCAAATACTTTACCATTACTTGTATCTATCCATTTTACAGAAAAATTTCCTGATGCAACAAACCAAGTTTTATGTGTCTTTTTTTGAAAAAATATATCAGTTTTACTTCCTGATTGAAGGAACATCATATGTTTAGCACCATAGCCTTCGGCTTTTGCCCATACTGCTTCAAATCCCCAAGGATGTTTCTCTACATTATCACTCACCTGTGTATCTCCAAACTTATATTTCCTGAAATTGTAATTCTATAATCGTCTGATGTGAAAAATGGATACACATTATGTATCATTTCAGCAGGGAAAAGACAGATAGTATTATTCCATTCTTTATCTACAGGCAATGATTCCTGCAATATATTTCCTAAACTATTAGTAAATTGAAATTCAAAGTGTCCAGCTAATGCATTATTTGCTTTTTTACCTGGACTATTTTGTTTTTCGTCTTCTATACTATATGGTATTTTGTGCCATATCACAAATGAATATACGCCGTTGTGATTATGTGTAGGATTAAATTCATATTTTTTTTGATAATTTACCCACAAACTTTCTAAAGTAAGTGCAGGACTTTTATCAACTAATAATCTTGATCTATTTTTTATATAAGTAAAATGATTTTCATATTCTTCTACAAGCGGCATTAAAATTTTATACATTTCTTCTTGACACTTTTTATCATCTCCTAAATCAAATTCTCTTTCAATTTGTCCTATAAGTTGATAATTTACCGGAGTAGAAGTGTCAAAATTATCTTGTATATCTTTAATTCGTTGGGATATATGAGACAGCTCACTATCTTGTAGTTTGTGTAACATATATCCTATATTTCTAAATTGTTTTGGTTCCATTGCTGTTCTCTAATAATAAATCTAAAACTTCAAATACTGTCTGTAGTTTTTTTTGATTGACTCTATTGTTTAGTGTATTTCTTACACCGTCGTGTAATGGTTTGGGCCACTTTGTAAAACTAACCCAAGCATATCCATCATGTTCAAAATTTAGTTTTGGAATAAATTCGTCTTGTACTATACAAATATATGTATGATAATGAAATAGCTCATCATTAGATATAAAAGTTTCTAATGGCATAGTTTTTACTATTTCTGGCAGAAATCCTATTTCTTCTTCAACTTCTCTACGAAGACCTTCCCAAGGTGTTTCCTTATCTTCATTAGTACCTCCGACTAATCCCCATAGATTTTTTCTTTTACCATTATTTCTGTGTAAAAAAAGAAATCTTCGAGTGTCAAGAGAATAGAATAAAGCACCACTACAGATTATTTGTTTCATAATAATAATTAGCCATAAAGGTCAATGCGCCAGGTGCCAACTGGATAATCGCCTTCAACACTTATTAGCCATTCGCCATTGCTAAACCTGTATTGTATTCCTGTATTTAAATTAGTAATATAAGTTATTTCATCTGTTTCGCTAGCATCAAAAATTATATTCCATTTTGTACCAGTCCATTCTATTATATCATTAGCACTTGCTACTAATTGACTGTTGTCTACATTTTTCCACGCTATTGCTGATTCTAGTGCATCTTCTCCACCGATATCATCTAAAAGTAGTATCCTAGTACCCGGAGTTTTAATATCAGAAGGATTACGTCTACGTGGATCAATTATATAATCTATACTAGTACGATCGCCGATATCACTAGAAATGATGTCATCGTCAGGAAAACTATCAACATCCCAGTTTACTATTAGTATTGTTTCATCTAATTCATTTAATGCAATTGTTCCAGTAAGAACTGCATCAGTATCTAAACTTGTTAAGAATATTCTACTAACACCTCCAGTGTAAGTTCCTGGTAGATTTTCTGTTACTGAACGCCAACTTGTTGTACCGATAGAACCTCTACCGTATAACTGTGCTTGATTTCCTCTTATGTATACACCGTATTGTCCATCATTAACATCAGCTGAATGTTTTGCAATTTGTGTTTCAGCTGTTTCGCCAAACTCGCCTGTGAATCTGCCCGATGATGCAACATCATCCCATCTGTTTAAAGTTGCTTGATCATTTCCTAAATCAATAGTACCCTGAGTTTCGTCAAACATACTTGTAATAATATTAGTTATAGCACCTAAACGTTTTACTTTAGCCGGAGTGCTAATATAAATTGGAGTTGTAAATGTAAGTGTTGCTACATCAATTTCACTATCTACACCTACCGGAATGCTTCTATTTGTCCATTGTATGTTATCAAGATTTATAACAGTTAAACTTGTCCAGTCAACATAATTGTCAGTAGTTTGTATTTCAAGACTCGGCGTAAAAAATACTAAAATTTGTTCTAATATTTGTAATTTTTGATCTGTACTACTTGCCCAGATATCTGCATTAACTCGCAGCAAATAAGGCATAGGCATAAGTTTTTCTACAGTATAGTTTTTACCTTGATAGTTAAGATATTGATTATTGTCTTTATCATATGCACGTTCTACAATGTTTGTTTTTTTAATAAAACTAGGATCTTGTATTCTATCTCTTTCTAATTCTAAACCTGTAACATAAACACTCATTCGCGGCGCACTAGGCAATTTATTTTCGCTATTTTCTCTAATTATATTAGCCACTTGTCTAGTAAGATCGCCATACATTACTGGTATTTCTTTTAGTCCGCCTTTTCCGTCTTGCACAGAAAAATTACTTAGCATACGTATAATTTGACTAATATATCGTCTTACTTGTCCGTCATAAAAATATAGCATTAATTATCTGCCCTAGGTTTTAGTGCTTTAGATATACTTTGTCTTTCTTCGACAGTTTCTCCAGCAATCTCGCTACTATTAGTGTTATTTACAAATGAATGTCTTTGTGTTACTCGATCAAGAGTGTTAGTTAATGTCATTCTAACATTATCTTCAACTTTTATCCATTTATTTCCGTCATATCTAAATAATCTATTAGGTAAAAAGTCAGTACGCAAGAAATAGTCGCCGTCATAATTTACTCTAGGAAATTGTATTCCTGCACCATACGGAGCACCATTTGGAGTATTATTACCAACTAAGTATCCATTGTATGCACTTCTTTCAGGATTTGCAGAAATTTCGTCTGTTGTGTTAGTAATATTACTTGCATCTATATCTGTTTGATCTGCTGTTTCAAGATCAATTGTTCCATCTTCGTTATATGCCATGGTGTAAAAGTGCGTAGTATCATAGCCACTTAATGGTGCATCTGCTTCGGCTTGTTGCACTACTGCATTATTAATTTGCATTTCTTTTTCATATGTTGATAATACGTCTCTTAGTGTTGTATCGTTTGTTTCACTAACTGGTAAATCTAAAATTTCGGCATATTCTCTACCGTCGTATATTTGTTTTAATTTTAATCTATATAGGTGCGGATACCAAGTCTGTGAAAATCCTTCAGCAGCTCGAGTAATATCTTCAATAACATAAAAGCGTTTTAATGCAACATCATAATCGTTTAATGCATACTCATCTTTTAAATGCGGTAATTCTATAACATCTCCGCTTAAAGGTTTTCTACCTAAAGTTTTTACAATACTTCTAATATGTACAGTCATGAATAATGTATCATTACTTAAAAATAATCCAAATTGACTTAAATCAAAATCAATATCTTGAACATTATATATAGCTCTATGACTATATACATCTTTTTCGTATTTTCTATCTCTATTTTCTAAAAATAGCAAATCTTGTATATTAGTTTCATTTACAGCATCGTATTGCGGTTGTGCAGCCGTTGCTTCATCTTCTTCAGGATTTACTGGTCCTAAATATTTGTGTATATTAATATCAGTTCCGCCAATATGAAACATTTCTTCAATCTGACGATCGAGAAATTCATAATCATTGCCACGTTCTGGTTTGTATAGTGATAAGCGAGGGATAGCCGTTCTCCTATTGTTATACATATTTATCGTAACGAATAAATACTATTGGAGAACTTCATATGACACTAGCAACACAAAAACAAGAAATATTTGATTATGTAAACGCATTCCTCGGCGGCGGAATGGTCGATGTTGAATTAGACCCGATACATTATCAAACAGCGTTAACAAAGGCGCTAACAAGATATCGTATGCGCAGTGATTATAGTGTAGAAGAATCGTATATGTTTATGCCAACAGTAATAGATCAAAACGAATATATTTTACCTAATGAAGTAATGGAAGTTAGACAAATTTTTCGCAGATCAATAGGATCAAGATCCGGAGGCGGCGGCGGCGGTACACTGTTTGAACCATTTAATCTTGCTTATACAAACACTTATTTGTTATCAGGTTCTAAAATGGGCGGACTAGCAACATATGATATGTTTAGTCAGTATCAAGAACTAGTAGGCAGAATGTTTGGTAGTTTTATAGAATTCCAGTGGAATTCAACTACAAAGAAATTGACAATATTACAAAGGCCGCGCTCTGAAGAGGATCTTTTATTAATGGTATACAATTATCGTCCAGATGAAGAATTACTAAAAGATTACTTAGCTGTACAATGGATTAAAGATTATACTCTTGCAAGTTGTAAATATATGCTAGGCGAAGCACGTTCAAAGTTTGCTACTATTGCGGGGCCTCAAGGCGGATCAACACTAAATGGTGATACACTAAAGGCAGAAGCACAAACTGAGATGGATAAGCTAGAACAAGAAGTATCATTAGCTGTTGCCGGCGGCACAGGATATGGCTTCACTATAGGTTAAAGGTCGTTATCATGTATATGCAATTGTATTAGTGCATAATGTAAAACTTTCATTAAGTCCTTTCTTGCATCATCCTTAGAACCCTTTTTGCCGTAACGATTAGAATACTTGTCAACATTGCCCATACAAAAACCTGTACCATGACCTCGTTCAATAATTACTTCGGTTGACTGAAATTTATTAGTAGCATAATGACCTTGATATGTACTATCAATATATGCTTGAAACTCTTCAATAAGTGCTTTTTCATTAAATTTGTAATCAATCGACATGCTGTACTCCTATTAATGCATTATCATTACAATAATAATAACATAAAGTAAGTTAAATGTCAACCTAAAAATCGGGAGTAAGATCTCCTTGTTTCCACATTGATCCTTCTTTTTGTAAAATACGTTGACAATTTGCACATATAGTTTTTAGGTTACTAGGTCTAGAATTTTCTAAATGTCCATCTATATGAAAAACATCAAATTGTTCTTGATACTTAGATTTAAATCCACACTTTTCACAATAATCTTTTTTAATATAGCCTGCAATTTGCCACCTCGGAAGACCGTGTCCAATACTTCCGTGCTTAACACATATCTCGCATTTTTTTCTATAGTATACTTTATTACCTTTACGGTAATTAATTGCTGCTGGTCTTTGCTTACAAATACATAATGGTCTCATAACTTTATTTATCGCACCTTTTTCGCCCCTTTTTTGTATGGTTTAATAGGTGAATTTAAAATAAATCTACTAAATACAATAAGAACACTACCCAATAGGAGAAAGAAAAAATGGCATTAACATCACCAGGTGTAGAAGTACAAGTCATAGACGAGAGTTTTTATACTCCGGCAGCTGCTGGTACTGTACCTATGATATTTGTAGCTTCTGCTGAAAATAAGCTAAACGGCGGCGGCTCAGAGCTAGCAGCAGGAACACTAGCAGCAAATGCTGGAACACCATACTTAGTTACTTCACAAAGAGAATTAGTTGAATTATTTGGTACTCCAACATTTTATACTGATACTAACAATAATCCGATTCATGCAGGAGAACTAAATGAATACGGACTACAAACTGCATATTCGTTATTAGGAGTTACTAATCGTGTATATGTATGTAGAGCAGATCTTGATTTAGGAAAACTAACAGCAAGTGCAACTGCACCAGGAGGCGAACCAGAAGCAAACTCATACTGGTTTGATGTACAATCTACAGACTTTGGAATTCAAGAATGGAATGGTGCAGCTATTAATGCAATCGGCGGACAAAGTTTTAATACTATAATACCTATTGTTTTAACTCCAAATGATGTTGATAGAACAGTAGGCGAAAGTTTATCAGCGCCAGGTGCACCTAAAGCAAGTGTAGGTGCAATAGGCGATTATTGCATTGTAGCCATTACTACGATGAATAGAGCATACTATAAAAATAATAGCGGAACTTGGGTAGAAGTTGGGTCAGATGCATGGAAGTCTAGTCATTATACAGTAAGAGGTTCGTTACAAAACCCAACAGTTACACCTAGTAATACAGTTGTCATCGACGGCGAACCAGCAATTACATTAAGTGGTGCATCGGCAGCATTAGCAGCAGTAGATATTAATGATGCAGGTATTTCAGGAGTATCGGCAGCAGTTGTAGATAGTGCATTAGAAATATATACAACAAACGAAAGCTTAGTAATAGGCGCTGGAACAGCAAATGGAGAACTTGGATTAGTAGCAGATACTTATTATTCACCTAAAGTTGCCGTTGCTGATCATACAAGTGTGCCTGCGTTTAAAGCAGTAGATGTTAATCCAAGACCAACTGGGTCAATTTGGTTTAAAACAACAGAACCAAATGGCGGTATTGATCTACGTATAAAAAATTATAACGCTGAAACTAATTTATGGGAAAGAATAACTGTTCCTGCTTTTCAAACTAGTTCAGCAGCACTATATGGATTAGACAGAGCAGGTGGCGGGTCAAATCTTGTAACAGGCGATCTTTATGCAAAAGTAAATATTGAAGAAGATACTAATCCGAAAGTTAACTTTAAATTTTATCGTAGAAATTCTAACGGTGCTACATCTATTAAAAGTCCTAA